GGTCATTTATCATGTACAGGTATCGACCTTGCTTGATATGGGCTATCTCTCAAAGGTGAACTACTATCCGATGAATCCTACCGGATGGAACGAACTCAATTTGAAGATAAACACTACCGGAGCCGACTATACCGATAAGTCAGTCCAAAAGGAATATGAACGGATAGACTTTTATAGTTACATCGTTCATATCGTCCAAAGGCTGATGAATCCGAAAGCAGGAGGCAAGAGGAAGGGTATTTTGGTATTTACCCGGTTTTTGAAAGAAGCGGAACGATTGACGATGTCCATACCCGGATGTGTCATTGTTTCCGGTGATACTCCAAAGAAGGAACGTGAAAGAATACTCGAAATGTTCAAGGTCGGGGAAATACCTGTAGTAGCCAATGTTGGTGTACTTACTACCGGCTTTGATTACCCAGAACTTGACACAGTTGTTATGGCCAGACCTACCATGTCACTTGCGATGTATTACCAGATTGTAGGTCGTTGCATCCGTCCTCATAAAGATAAGGAAGCCGCATGGTTTGTGGATTTATGCGGTAACATCAACCGTTTCGGTGAAGTTTCCGATTTGCATTTGAAAGACACGGGTAACGGAAAGTGGGCTGTGTTTTCAAGAGGAAGACAATTGACAAACGTAAGATTCTAAAGATATGGTAAAGAAGAACGAACGACAGGCCATCCGTCCGGATACCTGCTCAAAATGTAAGAGAGGGAAGCCGGTCAAGGTATCAATGGGGAATCCCAAAGTGGTTCTATGTAGTTTTTTCAACAGGCGTTTCGTTGCCGACAGCAAACGAAACTGTGATTATGCGATTTGATTATGGAATATTACATACCTATTAGCAGGCGACTATTTGAGCACCAATTGTGGTGCGAAGAGCGCATATATTCGAGGTTTGAAGCATGGCTTGATTTGATTCAGAGCGCACGATTTGAAGACACGAAACAACTTATCGGCAATAGGTTTATAGAGGTTAAGAGGGGCCAGATTCTTGCTTCATTGCGGTTTTTAGCTGGTCGTTGGCAGTGGTCTACAAAGAAGGTAAATTCATTCTTGGATCTACTGATACAGGACAAAATGATAATAAAGGAAACACCAAAGGAAACAGGACAAACCGTTATAACTATCTGTAATTACGATAAATACAATTCGCAAATCATACAAGAGGAAACGGAAAAGAAACAGCAAGGAAACACTAAGGAAACACCTCGGAAACAGCAAGGAAACAAAGTTAATAAAGATAAGAAAGAAAATAATATAGGAGATTCTGACGAATCTCTTGTATGTAGGACTTCGCAGCCCCACGCCGAACATATCGATTACTCCGAACTTGTCAAATTCTTCAATGAGGAAACAAAA